TGGCAGTTGAGAGCTGTATAAAAAATCGTTTATTGCTTTTTCCCGATTTTGTTTTGCGTTGGCTAGTTTTTTGTTTCGGTATGTTGCTCCGCGCGCAGAGTTGCATGGCTTGCATGCTGCGACGTATCCGTCTTCTATTGTTCCGCCTTTGTCTGATTCGACTAGGTGGTCTAGTTCTGTTGCTGTGTTGCGTTTGCACCAATGACACAATGGTTGGTCGCGCAGGAGTTCGGCGCGTGCTTGTTTGTAGATTGCTGTGTCGTGTTCGGTTAGTTTGCGTGTCATGCTCGCGCGCTTCGCTTGCGCTGACGCGGCGCTTGCGCGCCTTGTCCTCGGTCTTGGTGGGTTGTGTTTGTTGTCGGGTTCATGTCGGTGCTTTCTTTGTTTGTTAACTGTATGTCATCTGGTAGGTCAATAGATGTGTGAATGCTCCACCCACCAGATTGCCCAACCTGGTTCCCTTTGCACTCACTAGCCGATTATGTTTACGGCTCGCCTCGACGCTTTGCCCGTTTCATTTCGTCTTGCATGATTCAGGGCGCGCCGATCTACCCACGTTGCCGTGTGTCACCAACTGCCGTGCGAATGGCTTAGGTCGTGCTACTAGCCGATTGTTTACTGTCTGGGATTGCTCAAGGTGTAGAGAATGTACTCCATGTCGCTTGGCTTCCAAACCGCTGCATGACATCCAGCCAACTCACAAGCCTTCAACCAAACCTTCTGCCCTGGTGTTGTTTTACCCTTCTCTGCCTTTAGCTCAATAACCAGCGGCCGACCGCCTTGGAATGGGTGCACCATGAACAGATCAGGAAACCCCACATCGCCTTGCACGTTAGTCATCCAGCGCCCTCGAGTGTTCTGTGCCGGCAGATCGTGATGCACTAACCAGCCATATCTCTTGGCAACGCTAATTACCATGTCCTTAAAGTCGGCTTCGCTGATCTTAGAATCAATCTTCATCGGCGGGCACAATTCTTTTGTTGTCTGCTAACCATTCCCATGCTTGGGCCAGTTTTTGCCATGTTTCGCGGCTTGCTTCTAAATCCTTGTATCTCTTTTCAAGCAATGCTTTTTCGGCGCGCAATGTGTCAATTACGCTGCGCAAGTAATCAACTATTTCAATCGGCGTTGCCCCAGTTTGTTTTTCATCAAATGTCATTTCTTTTCCTGCCACATAATTACTAAAATTGTTCCCCAAATACCCATGACAATGCCAATGATGTTAAATGCCACGTAACTCATTTCAGGCGCTCAATGATTTTGCTTGCTTCATGGGATTTCAACAGCTCTAATACCGCGCTGTCATCGTTAAGGTTGAGTTGAATCATCTCTAACAATGCCAGGTCATCCATGCCTTTGTCTTTGGCTAGTTTCTTGATGTAGCCAATTTGTTTAGGTGTGGCAAATGCACCAGAGGGTGTGTGCACTTGCGGTTGTGGTGATGTGGTTAGGCGCTCAACCTTTTGCATCTCATTGCGTGACGGCCTAGGGCCACTAGCAGGAGCCTGCAGCGGGCAGTTAGCAATAGCGCGACCAATTGCGCTTGTCTCACAGTTCTCCACAAATGAGGTTGCGTTAACGCCACGATCGGATTTAATTTCTTCTGCGTAGCCCGTAGCGACTGGCACCTTGTCGTCCTTGTCTGCATACAGTTCGCAGTAGAACACGCACGCATCGCCTGTGTAGTTCATCATGCAGGTATACACGCGCCCGTTCGGGTATGCAGCCCACCAGCGCACAAGGCGTTGCTCGACTGTCTCGTAGTTGCTTAAATCAAAGCCCATCAGATGCCAGCCCAGACGCTTAGACGTTGTGCATGGTCATGCGCGCCACCGCGCTGGGCGTATGCCAGTTCGCCTGTGTTACGGATAATGCCACGACGCGCAGCTGCGTTCAGCCGTCCAGCAATGCCCTTGGTAACAGGGAACTGATCGCCCAGGTGCTTCCAAATGTCGTCAGATGTAAAGAACCCTTTAGTGCGCGCAACGTGCAAGATCGCAGCGTCAACTTTGCGTTGTTCTTCTGGTGTCCATTTGGTGTCTGCGCTTGCTTGCGATAATGCCATGCCAACAGCAAACGGTTTTCTTGCCGGCACACGGCCGTCACATACGAAATGTGTTTTGCCTTGAATGTCTGGGTAGGCGATTGAGCCTTTGCAGATCGTGCAGGTTTTCATTGTCGGAATCTCCTTGTAGTCGGTTTAGGAATGTGCTTGTAGTGCTTTGATTGCTAAGTCGAGTGTAGTCACATCGTGCAATGGCATTGGTTCTTCTAATGACAACGAGTTCTTCATGCCTTTAAGACGCTGAATAATGCTTGCGTGCGGATTAGTGCTTATGTCGGCAATTTCGTTAATCAAATTAAAGATTGCCATGTCGTGTTTAGTTGTCATCATTTGCTCCATTACCATTTGTCGGGTTTCTTCTGATAGTTCGCCTTGATTCCATGCCACGCCTTCGCTCATATTGTCGCGCTCCATGGGCCCCAGCCGTAGCCGTGTTTGTCAACCCCGTAGTTGTAAATCGCTAATGCTGCAATCAAGTTAGTTTCAGCGTGTAACAGATTTTCTGCCTCCGTAATAATTCCGCGCTCGGTTAGCCAAGGTGTCCAGAATCCGTTGATCTGCATTAGCCCACGCGACCCGCCGTTTGGGTCTTTGATGTTAAATGCGTTTGGGGTGCAGCCGCTTTCACGCGCCATCACAGATTCGAGCACGGTGCGTTGATCGGCAGGCCAGCCAAGGTTGACGGCAAGCGCGCTGAACTGCTCACAAGCCGACGTGTATGGGTCAATGTAGATCGTGGAACTCGTGGTCGTGGACGGCTCAATTAGGTATGGCTGAACGCTTATTGGCTTTAGCGGCATGATGCTAGAAAGGTCGCTAGACGCGCTAGGAGCCCCTGTAAGCGCCGTAAACCCTAAGACCGTACAAAGCACTAGCCCAATAATTTTCTCTGCTAAATAGTTCATCTTTTCTCCAAAGGTATGGGCACTCCCCATGATGAGGATGCCGATCTAAATGCAATTTGTCCCATTAGGTATTTGCCCGACTCGGGGCTGGTAAAGATCTGAACCAAGATTTCTTGGCCGTTGTCCATCACTCCTGTATAGACGCTGTAATCAAAGATCTGTGGGTCAGTCATTGCCTGTCCTTTTGTCGGTACTCCGACCTTAGAACATAGATCAAGCCTTAGGTGGGATTTCCCCAAACACCTTTAAGAATGCGGTTTTAACAAAGATTACCGAGTCCGCGGCCTGTGGTGAAATCTCGAAATGGAACCAGTCGCCACCAGGTGCACCAGAGACTGTTGGCTTGGTGTATTTGCTCCATGCTTGACGATCGCAACGCCATGCACGACCGTGCGGTGCAGGGAAATAGTCGATGACCATTTGGATGCCTAACTCGTTAGCGTTTGCGCACAACTTTTCTACAAACGGCAACGCAGACTTGCGTGATGATTGAGGATGACGTGCATCGCCTCGATACGACATGTCCACCGCGCGACCAGTTGCATGCACCGACAAACTGCCTGGCTTGCCTTTCATGTCGCGCTGACCATACGACCCGTTATTCCAAAGCGCGTTACCAGAGTGATGTATCAACTGTTTAATGAACTCGTTCATGCCGGCACGTGGGCCTGCTGCGGGGCCGTCAGCGTTGCCAATGTAGTCCCTTGCGTTAGGGACGCCAGCCTTAGCTTTTGCTACTGCCACGACCGAACTTCATGTCTTTAGGGTTGAAATAACGCAACGCTGTAGGGCAGACCGCGCCAATTGCAGCTGCTAACAATGCGCTTGGGTCGGTGTTGCCTGTTACTGCGAGCGCAACTACCGCGGCGAGCATCGAGCGTCCGTATGAGGCGAGTAGGGCTTTGTCTTTAGGCTTCAACATCTTTGGCTCCTTCTTTCGCTTTTGACTTTAGCCCGTTTGAGGCCACTAAGCCTGACAACGTGCCAGTCATGAACACCGTCAGCGTGGATAGCAGGTCTATAAATGCAGAGTCATTGGGGCTTTGATGGCCTATTGGCTGGGTGACAAACATGAGCGCGTACACAAATCCCAGTACGGTGATTGCGAAAACGCTGGCAAGGATAATGCCAACTACCACAATTAGTCGAGCGTGTAATTCTTCGGGTTTAAGGCGTGGTCTCATAAATTAAATCCCGTGTGCATGTCCCTGATGGATTGCAAATCGGCGGTTCGCATTCTGGTTTCTTCCAGTTGTTTGGGTTTTGGCATGGGTAACGATATGACCCGTCATAACCGCATCCCGCGCAACCCCACAAAACGACTGCAATTAACGCGCCGTAGCCGATGAGGTAACGCCATTTCATTACAAAGTTGGCGGGTTAGCGGCCAGTTCGGTTGCCTTTTCCATCGTTGCGGCCTCTGTTGGTTGCAATGCAGGGTTATCCATCCACTCTAAACATTGGTAACCATCACCCGGTTCGTTGTATCGCCATGTGGTGCCTGGTGCTAGTTCGCGTGTGGCGTTGCCAATTTGTTGGTCTATTTGCGCTTTGGTTGGTGTGGCCATTATGCAACCCTTGTAATTTGAATAGTCGAATACACTTCGCTCACGCTTGCAATTGATGTGGGATTACCAAAACCAACATTGGCGCGCGTTGATTGAACCCAATGCTGTACCTCAAAGTTTTTGTTTCCTGTGATTGTAAAATAACCCAACAAGTTGCCTCTAGTCACTTCTACGCCTGAACCTGTTTGTTCTGATGTTCCTAGTGCGGCGGTCGTGCCGTCTGTTGTGTTTTGCAATCTAATTTTGAACAAGTTGCCTTCGTAACACGGCGCGGATGCAGAAACAATGTAAGAGCCTGCTGGCAAAGTAATTACGCTAGACGCAATAGAAGCACCAGTTATGTTGTTCACAACCGTTGTATTCAAAACGCGTTTAGTCCAAGTAGTTGCAACACTTGAACCACCGTTTGTTCCTGATGCTTGCGTTTCGTTAAAGATGGCGATGTCTTGGAAGTTGTCTAAGACGTCATTAAGTTGTGCGGCCTGAAGCACCGCCCCGGCTACAAAGTCAGTCCATTTTGCGGTCATAGTAGTTCCTAGCCTAAAACATTTGTTGTTGAAATTGTGCCATACAGTAAGTCGTCCAATATCAACTCATAAACAATTGTGGTTGGCGCGGTGCTGTACAGGACGCTGTGGCCTGTACTGAAATCCAGCCGATGCTCAATGCCCTCGACCGACAGCTCTTGGGCCAGCTGGGTTGTGCCAGTACCGCTAGGGAACGACTTTTCAATGCTGATCGTGTCGCCAATATCCACGGTTGCCAGAGTGTCCTTTTGGGCTGTGGTCAGCATCAGGTATTTAGTTGCCACGGACGTGTACCGCGGTTCGGGCTCTGGGTTTAACAAATAGTCGGCAGCGTCATCAATGCTTGTTTGCTCATGTAGCAGGCTGTTTGTAATGCTTGATGTCTGAATAAAATATGTAGCGATTGAGCCTGCGTCCGTTGCGGTTGAGGTCTTGCCATCTAATGCAGTAACCACAGCGCGGTTAACTACGGCATCAGCCTCAAACGTGATGCCCACGCCGTTGTATTTAAAGTTTGTGCCATCATCGTGAAAATCGGCTACCGATGCAGAGAGCGTGTTGCCAATACGGTTTTGGAATGTAAGCACTCCATCGCGTGACATAAACAAACGCCCAAACTCGGCGGTGTCGTTAATTTGCGTTAGATACTGCAAGACGTTTGTTCCTGCCGGCACGGTGTATGCAGCGTCGTGGCCAAGGTTCACGGTGCCAGTCGCGATGCTTCGAGCGCCTGCTGGGAAGTCAACCTCTGGCAGATCTAAAACGGTTTCTATGCGTTCGCCCGATGTTTCGGCGGTCACGTTTAGTTCGTCTAAAAATGTTTGTGCAAGTAGGTAAAACTGATCAGCGCAATACACCGTCACGGTATCAAGACCGCCCAGCTCAAAGTTGTAGTCATAGTTGACGACATAACCGCTGAACAATGATTCGGGCACATTGGTTGAGCTGTAACGGATTAGGCGTACAGCGCGCAATGGTGCAAGCCCTGGCTTAGATTCGGCGGTGTCGTAGTACGGGCTGTTTTGGTCAAACGGGTTAAATATCCCGTCCACGTCCTGAATCGTAAATGTCATTGTGCCAGCGCTGAATTGATCGCCCACATCACGGCGACCTCGACGCACGTTGATGCTGATAGTCGAGTCCATAACGTCGGCAAACTCGGTCGTGCCATCCAGCACATATTCGGTGTTATCTAATACACCTTTAAGGGCGTCATCAAGCACAAACGCGTCAACCTGAAACCCTGTTGCGATCTGCAGGTCATAGTTTCCTGAATCAACAACTGCTGTGCCGGGCATTACGCCACCTGCAACTGCAATGGCCCAGCGCTACGAGAATAGGCGCGCAAAGCATTAACCACCGATTCACCGATCTCGGCGCTTGTGGCAAGCCCGCCTGTGACGTTAATAGTGATACCGCCACCGTTATTCATGCGATCTAAAGGCACGACTGCTTCTGGGCCTGCTTCACCAATTACGGCAAGCATTCCACCTGGCTGATCTACGATGCCACCGTTAGCCATGCGCGGAATACTTGTTGGTGCTGTTGCAGCAGGGCCTCGACCGCCCAATTGTGGCACGGGAATTGTCGGTGCTTTTGGCAGATCAGGCAACAACGGAATTGAGTTGTACGCGCTAATGATCGCATTGACCGCGCCGATCGCAGCGTTAACCATCCCAGCAAAGAACCCGATCACGGTGTTGACAATTAGGTTGATGCCGTTGCGAAACCATTCAAACTTGTTGTACGCAGTCACAAGCGCCACGACGAGCAATGCAATGCCGGCAGCGATTAGGGCAAACGGGTTGAGCGCCATGGCAATGTTGGTGACAACAATTGCGGCGGCTACTGCTGCGATTGCGCCAGCGATGGCTAAAAACGCTTCTGGGTTGTCTTGAGCCCACATAGCAAATTTATTAAGTATCGGAAGCACGGCCTCAACTACTGGCAAAAGAGCAGCGCCGATTGACTCTTTAGTTTCGCCAATTGAGTTAGACAGAATCTTCATTTTGCCTGCAGCGGTCTCTGCGCTTGCAGCGGTAGCACCGCCAAAGGTTCCGCCAAGCACGTCCATAATTTCGTTCAGGCTGGCGCCTTCTTTAATCATCGTTGCCATCTCTGGGCTCAACGATCGCAACGCCTTAAAGTTTCCTTGGTATGCCTTAGCAAGCGCGTCTGCAACGGTGGCGCTGCTGATGCCTGTGGCTGTACTTATGTCCATGACAAGGTTCATGTCGCGCATGGCCATGTCCACATCTTTTGTACCGCGCACAAGCGCTTCTAAAGCCAAGCGGTATTCGGTGTCAGCAACGCCAGACGCTCGACTCATCGCGCTGATCTGCTTTTCCACCTGTGCGGTTTGTGCAGCGCCAGCGCCAGTCACATTTTGCAAAGTAAGAGCTAAAGCCGCCTGCTCCTGCTGATCTTCCATTGCAGCTTTGGTTGCGTCACCAAGCGCCAAAGCCAAACCGCCAAGCGCCGCAGCTGCCGGCACGGCTGCCTTTTTAATTGCAAACTGTGCTTTTTCCGATGTTGTTTCCAGTTGCTTAAACTGGGCAATAGCCTTCTTAATCCCTTTGCCGTCAAACTCTGAAA